CAAAGAAGCAGACCGTATCGCCCGCTTGAACCCAATCTTGCAAGCAAAGGAAATCGGGAAAATTGAGGCTTCATTGACCTCAAATCCGCCGGTCCGAAAAACATCGACCGCCCCGGCACCGATTGCCCCTGTCACGCCGCGTGCTTCTGGCACGCCCGCATACGACACTACCGACCCACGGTCTACCAAGACCATGACAACGTCGGAATGGATTGAAGCGGAAAGGCAGCGGCAGATTAAACGGTACGAGGCACAACGACACCGCTAATTTGGGAACATTACCATGTCTAACTCAATTCTTACTATTGACATGATTACTCGGAAGGCTCTGGAAATTCTGGAGAACAACCTTGTACTCACGCGTAACGTAAATCGCCAGTACGACGACAGCTTTGCTGTTGAAGGTGCTAAAATCGGTTCAACCCTGCGTATCCGTTTGCCGGACCGCGCACTTGTCACTGACGGCGCTGCCCTTCAGGTACAGGACGACAACGAGCAGTTCACCACGCTCACCGTCGCCAACCAGAAGCATATCGGCGTCAACTTCACGACTGCTGAATTGACCATGCAGTTGGACGACTTCGCAGAGCGCGTTCTCAAGCCGCGTATTTCGCAGCTTGCGTCCAGCATCGACGCGGACGTCGCCAACGCGTTCCAGACCATCGGCAACTCGGTCGGCACCCCCGGCACCACGCCAGCTACCTCGCTCGTTTTGTTGCAGGCGCAGCAGAAGCTGAACGAAAATGCTGCCGTCATGTCGCCGCGTTACGCCACCGTCAACCCGGCCGCAAACGCTGGGCTGGTCGAAGGCATGAAAGGTCTCTTCAACCCGACCGACACCATCAGCAAGCAGTTCAAGAACGGCTTGATGGGCACTGGCGTCCTCGGTTACGAAGAAATCAACATGTCGCAGTCGATTAAGCAGTTCACCTGCGGTACGCGCGACGCTACCGGCGGTTCGACTTCGGCTGCCGTCACCACCGAAGGTGCCACCACCATCGCCATCACTGGCGCTGGTAACGGCGACACCATCAAGGCTGGCGACGTATTCACCGTTGCTGACTGCTACGCTGTGAACCCGCAAACCCGCGAAAGCACTGGTTCGCTGTTCCAGTTCGTTGCGCTCTCGAACCTGACCCTTGGCGGTTCGGGCGAAGGCAACGTCACGGTTGCTCCGATGTATTCGGCCGGCCACGCTCTTGCCACTGTCAACGCCCTTCCGGGCAATGGCAAGGCAGTCGTGTTTGTCGGTGCTTCGGGCGGCCAGTACGCGCAGAACCTCGTGTACCACAAGGACGCAATCACCTTCGCCACTGCCGACCTTCTGCTTCCGCAGGGCGTCGACATGGCTTCGCGTGCTGTACACAATGGCATCTCGCTTCGCGTTGTTCGTCAGTATGACATCAACAACGACCGTATGCCCTGCCGTATTGACGTTCTGTACGGCTACAGCACTATCCGTCCGCAGATGGCTTGCCGTCTCTGGGGCTAACCGCATAACGGCTCCCGGTTCGCCGGGGGCCTCAATTTTGAAAGGAATTTATCATGGCACTTCCTAATGGAGCCGGCGGTTATCAGGTCGGCGATGGTAATCTTACTGAAGCCGTACTGGGCGTTCAGACGGTTCCCGCCACTCTCACTGGCGACACTACCCTGTCGGGCGCTGATATGGCGCTTGGTCTGGTTGTTTGCCAGAAGGCCAGCGACGCGACGCTGACCGTCACCACCGCTACGGGCGCGCAGCTTGACGCTGCTATCCCCAGCGCGAAGGTCGGTTCGTCGTTTGACCTGACCATCACCAACAACAACAACACCGGCTCGTCTTCGACCGTCCCGGTAACTGCCGGCACCGGCATTACCATTTACGGCTCTGTCACTGTGCCGCGCTTCGGTGCGTACACATACAAGTTCGTAAAGACTGGCACGGCGACTTGGTCGGCGTTCCTCAAGTAAGTATAACGGCCCCGGCGCCAGCCGCCGGGGTCTGATTTTCTGGAGGTTCCAATGCCCAATACGAAGCCCATCGGTGTCGCCTACGAAGACCAGTATCTGAACGGCGCCACTATCGAAAACCCGGTCTACACGGCCAAGGGTGCTGCGCTTACGACGCAGCTTACATCAATCACGTCGACTGCGCCGGGTACGCCCGATTACGCAATCCAAGACCTGATTAACACCAGCGCCTATGGTTTTGTAACCAAGGACGAAGGCAACACGGTCCTGTCGGTTATTGCTAACCTTCAGACCCGCGTCGCCCAGCTTGAAAGCCGCTTGCAGGCTTTGGGTCTTATCGCTTAAAGTGGGCGGCCTTCGGGCCGTCCATAAACTATGAGGGTGTTATGTCTGTAATCTATCTTGTCCACCCCGTGCACGGCGCAAAGGTCGCCATTGACGAAGCAGAAGCAGCGCACGACGAAATGTTTGGTTGGGAGCGCTTCGAACCAAAGAGCGCGCCTGTAGCCGAAGAAGCACCTGCACCGGCCCCAGCAGCGCCCCCTGTAGCTGAAGAAGCCCCAGCCGCACCGGTAAATGCTATGCCCGTCATTAAACGTCGCGGGCGCGCCCGCACCGCACCGGAAAGCTAATCCATGACCACAGCCGCCGACCTTATCAACGGTTCGTTACGGCTCTTGGGCGTTCTGGCAGAAGGCGAAGTGCCGTCTGCTGAAACGTCGCAAGACGCTTTGAACGCTATGAACCAGATGATTGATAGCTGGAACACCGAGCGGCTGTCTGTCTTTTCAACACAGGACCAAGTGTTCACATGGCCTGCCGGTCAATTGTCGCGCACGCTTGGGCCGACCGGCGACTTTGTCGGCAACCGCCCTGTACTGCTCGACGACAGTACGTATTTCAAAGACCCCGGCACTGGCGTCAGCTACGGCATCAAATTTATTAACCAGCAGCAGTATAACGGCATCGCGGTCAAGACCGTGACGTCGACCTACCCGCAGGTTATTTTCGTCAACAACACCTTCCCTGACATTGAAATGTTCGTCTATCCGCGCCCTACGCGCGACTTGGAATGGCATTTTATCTCGGTCGAGGAGTTGACGCAGCCGGTCAATCTGGCCACCGACCTGACCTTCCCGCCGGGCTATCTGCGTGCGTTCCGCTATAATCTGGCCTGCGAGATGGCACCGGAGTTTGGTGTCGAGCCTACGCCGCAGGTCCGCCGCATCGCCATGTCGTCCAAACGCAACATCAAGCGCATCAATAACCCGGACGATATCATGTCTATGCCGTACAGCATTGTTGCGACACGGCAGCGCTTTAACGTGTACACTTCGAATTATTGATTGTATTTACTATGTTTTCCGGGCACAAAACCTTTAGTACCTTTAACGGCCCGCAAAAGCCCTTGCGCTTTGTACGCGTCAATAGCGTGCTGGATATTTTCGCGGTGCGTAAGCAACTCAAAATTATCCAGACGATTGTCGGCTCTGTCCAAATTTTTATGATTAATTTCCATCCCTTCTGGGATAGGGCCTATAAACGCTTCCCACATAGCGCGGTGAACGGCTACTTTAGCGTATTTCCCTTCTTTGCAGGGGCTAAAACGAACATAATGGTCGCGCGCAATATGCGTCTTGACGGGCCTAGCGTTGCTGTCGCCGACCCATGTTTTGCCGTGCTTGATATTGAACGCGGTGGTAATACTAGTACCGAGAAACGCGGCCACCGCGCCCAGCGCAGCACCATCGGCGAACATGGCTTTTGCCGTGTCAATCTGTTCGGCGGTAAACAGTTTCCCCCGCGCCACACGCCGTACGCGCGCAAGATTGCTAATTTCGTAAAGGCCTTCGTAGCCGCAAACTGGTTTCCAAATCTCCATACCGTAGACATTAAACCCGTATACGTTGGAGGTCAAGCATGAAGACGCCGATACTCGGCAGTGCTTACGTCGCACGAAGCGTAAACGCTGCCGACAACCGCATGGTAAATCTATTTCCGGAAATTGTGCCGGAAGGCGGTAAAGAGCCTGCCTTCCTTCAGCGCGCTCCGGGACTTACGCGGCTGGCAACTATCGGCATCGGACCTATCCGTGGCATGTGGACGTTCGGCAATTACAGCTATGTCGTGTCCGGTCCTACGCTTTTCCAAGTCGACAGCAACTACAACCCAACCGCTAAGGGCACTGTAGCCGGTAGCGGGCAGGTCAGCATGGCCGACAACGGCACGCAGCTATTCATCGCTGCCAACCCGCAAGGCTATATCTACAACGCCAACACGGGCGTCTTCCAGCAGATTACGGACCCCGACTTCCCCGGCGCGGTAACGGTCGGTTATCTCGACGGCTATTTCGTGTTCAACGAACCCAACAGCCAGAAAATCTGGGTGACGCAGTTGCTGGACGGCACCAGCGTCGACCCGCTAGACTTCGCCAGCGCTGAAGGCAACCCTGACAACGTCGTCGCTATTTTTGTCGACCACCGCGAAGTCTGGGTGTTCGGCACTAACTCGACCGAAGTCTGGTACAACGCCGGGCTGCTCGATTTCCCGTTGGCGCGCATACAGGGCGCCTATAACGAACTGGGCTGCGCTGCGCCTTATTCTATCGCCAAGATGGACAACCAGATTTACTGGCTGGGCCGCGACGCTCGTGGGCACGGCATGGTGTTCCGC